CATTACTACTATCAACCCACCTAGCTTTAATGCTGTCTTGCCCAGACACACTACCTACATAATTCCATCTGTAATAAGCATAAATGCTATCATCAAAACCAATATTATTAATTTGAAATGAAGTAACATTTGAGCTGTGTGTGTATTGTGCAATTTTAACTGTGTTTCCACTTGCGGCTGTGACCCAAGTTGGAGCATTAGCCGAACCATTCATTTGCAAGGTTTGGTTTGCTGTACCTTTAGCTAATCTTTGTAGACCAGAACCATCACGATAAAGCATATCGCCTTCTGTAGTAATTGTTGTTCCGACATCTGTTCCATTAGTACCATTAGTACCTGCTGAAGACATTTGTTCAAAGTAAGCTGTATCAGTTGGAAGGTTTCCTGTACTTGCTTGTATACAAATGTATGACGAACCATTGTACGATACGACATCATCTATAGTATAAGCTGTTCCACCTGCATAAGTTCCCTTCCATTTGAACTTAATTGAGCCGAGATTTACTTGAGCCATTATATTATTTCCTTATATTGTTGCTATTAGTTCGCCATTGTTAAGTGAGAAGGTAAAACCACTCGCACTAAATAAAACATCATCAAATGTGGCGTATGTTGCACTTGAAATGTTATCCACTCCTTGATTAGTAGTAGTGACTATTAAGTCTCCATTACTATCTTTGTGAAATCCATAAACTTCTGCTGAAGAAGCATTAGAAAATTCTAAAGCTGTTCCACCAGAATTAACTACTAATGCTTGACCTGCTGAACCTAATGCAGGTACATCATTAGCATCTGTAATACTGAAATTAGATAAAGTGAAAGTACCATAGGCAATCACTTCTAAAATATCGTTAGCTGAAGCACCACTAGCTAATACTATTGAAGTACCAGAAGTAGCTGTAAAGTCAGAACCATTTACAAGTTTAACTCCATTCAAATAAATATCTGCATACCCACTATCGTAGGCTAAAGTATTTCCACTATCGTCTGCACCAGAAAATGTAGTTTGTGATGCTGTTGCTGTGTATTTATACCTGTTAGCTGTCCCATTAACGCTAGAGCCAGAATTTATCCAACCACCAGACGAGTACACTTTCATGCTTGAAGAAGCTGTATCGAAATATAAATCTCCGACATCTAAAGCTGAACCATCTGGGTCTTGTGTTGGTGCAGTTCCACTTGCACCTAAATATGTATTTGCGAAACTGTTTACTGAAGCTAGGTTTGTAGCAACTGTATTTACTGAAGCTATAGAATTACCTACATTATTAACATTGGTAATTGCACCTGCAACTGTCGTTACGTTAGCATTGTTATTTGCAACTGAAGTTACATCAGAAGCTACACCTGCAACAGTCGTAACGTTTGCGTTTACTCCTGCTACTGTTGTAATGTTAGCATTGTTTCCTGCTACTGTGTTTACATTAGCAACATTAGTAGCAACTGTATTTACATTAGCAATATCTGTAGCAACAGTTCCTATATCTGTAGCATCATTAGCAACGCTTGTTACATCTCCTGATATACCTGCAACTGAAGTTACGTTAGCTGATATTCCTGCTACTGTTGATATGTTAGCGTTATTACTAGCAACTGTTGTTACGTTTGCATTATTTCCTGCAACAGTATTTACATTGGCAATATTTGTACCAACTGTATTAACATTAGCTATATTATTTGAAACAGTATCTATTTCTGAAGTTGCTTCGTTTAAATCGTTAGCCGCAGTTTCTATTTCTGAAATAGCTTCGTTTAAATCATTTGCTACTGTAACAACATCTGCAATGTTTGTAGCAACTGTTGATACATCAGCTATGTTAGTAGCGACTAAACCAATATCGGTAGCATCACTAGCTACTGCTGTTACATTAGCACTAATACCTGCAACCGTTGTAACGTCTGCACTTATGCCTGATACTGTAGTTATGTTTGGTAAATTTGTAGATATGAATTGTTTGTTAACAGCATCAGTATTGTCTACTGGGTCTGCAACATTAGTAAGTCTTTTGCTTTGTACATCCCATTGAAAGTTTGCTGCGTCTAGTTTGATTACATCGCCTGCGTCATCAATAGCTTCTTGTCCCATAAAGAAAGCTTGATTTGAGTCTGTATCTAAATCGTTTTCAGTTAAGACCGAACCTGCCGCATAATCAACTAATCTTGAAGTTTGACTTGTTCTACGTCTAATTTCAATAGCACTTAAATTAGCCGGTGGTGAAGAAAATGTGATTTGAGTTCCTGCTGAGTTATAAGTAAAAGCAGTTGTAGCTACACCATTAATTGTTACAGTAATGTCAGCCTGGTCACGATATGTAAAACTTATTGCATATTGTGTGGTTGAGCCATTTCCTGTGTACCTTACAAATGAATTTGCCATTTATACACTCCTTTTCTTCTTCTAATATGGGTACTTATTGTTTTAATTTGCGTCTGTTTGACGGTTTTCTGGCAGATGACTTGTTAATGCTCTAAGAAAGTTTTGTAATCCCCATAAGTTTTGATAAGGGAGTATTCCTATAGCTTTCTGTCCGTCTGCTTGAGAGAACGTTCTTTCTGGATTAAACGTAGATTGCGATATTGCTTTCATAGTTGGTATAAACTTTTGAAATATTAAAGAGTACGTTGGGTTTCCAGTTATTATGTTAGTATCAAGTCCACTTGTTCTATATCCAAATATAGGATTATCACTAAACATACTATTAACCATGTTAGCACCTATTGGTAATATAGAAGCAAACGCAGCTCTTTGAAATGCTGCCTTCGCAATTGTTTCTGGATTTAATCTTCTATCATAAAATTCTTTTTGATTTGGGTGTGCTAATCCAACAACTGAAGTTTGAGCTGCAAACATCATTCCACCCCATAACATTGAGTTCATAAATTGGTCAAACACAATAGCGTCTCTCATCTTTAAACCATACAAAAATTGTTTAGCCCAAGATGTAAACATAAAACTTCTAAATTGATATGCTATTTGACCTAAGTGTCCGTCTGCATTCATACCTATAGATTTTAAATATCCAAAGTATGCTCTTTCACCTATGTCAGCTTGTTGTACAACTCTATGAGCAATTCTTCTCATAGCCATAATATATGTTGCTCTAGTTTCACTAGCCCATTTATCAAAATTTGTTCTTGCTATTTTTGTACCTAGTTCTCCATCTACAAATTTTGTATGTGTTTTAAATTCGTTTAAAATTTTCTTTAACATTGTAGGACTAATTCCTGCGTCATTCATTCTTGCTTCAATCTGTTTGTCTGACATTCTATTTTTACCAAAACGCATTTTACTAAAAGGTACAACACCTTTACCCATTGCGTGTTTTGCAAAGTTTTGAGTCATTTGAGAAACAGTTACAATTTGCATTGCAGACGTACTCATAAATTGTCCAGACCAAGTGTTAGTAAATCTGTTTAATTGGTCTAATCTATTTTCTGCTGTAGTTACAGCGTCCGGTGCCATGTCACTTCCAAAGTCATCTAATCTATTTGTAACTTGTTGAATAACTGAGTGATTACCTACACCACCTAAAGTTTCATCTATTTCTTTTATAAATTCATCTGAACGTTCACCGTTTTCTAAACGTTTCATCATTCTTCTTAATTCTGGAATATTTTCCATTGCAGCTTTCCAACCAACAAGTCCAGTAAGGTTTCCCATCTCTGACATATTGGCAGAACCTACTTGGTTCATAACCCTTGAATAATTTAATTTACGAATAAAACGACCTGCTGTTGCACCTGGACTTGCAGGGTCAAGTGCTAATGGTCTACCTTTAATAAAATCATAAGCCATATCTAAAGCGTCTAATTCATTTTCCATTCTCCACTTAGCCAATCTACCTTTCCATCCAGGTTTATTAATTTGACTAGTGTCATAATCTTTTACTATTTCATCTCTTAATCTTACAAAATCGCCATGAGATTTAATTCCTTTGTGTGCTAAAGCTACATCACCCATTGCACTATGCGTATAATTTAAAAATAATCCTTCAGCATTATTTTCTAATAAATCTGAAAAGTTTGTTTTACCGTCAGTAAAACCTTCATTAAATCTAATTCTTCTTTTTAAATAAGACGCACCACCTTCTGTAGTTTGACCTGGTTTAACTTTAAATATTTTATTAATCATATTATCAATTTCATCAGGCTTCATGTTTGTGTGGTCTCTTAAAGCACTTCTTAATGTTTCTCTTTTTTGCATAGAAGTAACAATAAAATCTAAATTAACTCCACCTCTAGAAAATCTTGAACGTCCTACTATATCAATCAAATTTTCTGCAATAGTAACTTTTTGTGCTTGAGTTAAAGGTTTTTGTTTTCTTCCTTTAAGCATAACCTCATCAGCGTCATTCATAGCTTTAACTAAAAAGTTTGTAAGATATGATTTTCCTCCTGGTGTTGATAAAATTTTATCGTATTTAATTGGACTGTGTACTCTGTTTAAATAATTAAGATTATCTGCAATATTTTCAGCACCTTGGACTCCAGTTATTTTAAGCATTTGTAATTGTTCATTTAACATTTTAGCTTGTGTGTCAGCCATTTTTTGAATTAATTCTCTGCTTTTTTCTGTAGCATATCCAATTTCATTTAATGCAATAGTTTCACCTCTAATTCTTCTACCTACTAAATCATTAAAAACATTTCTAACTCTTAAATTATTAAATCCTGGTCCACCAAAAAGTCCTTTATATTGTCCTAAACTTTTTTGTTCCATTAACCATTGTTTACCTAAAGATGTGTGAGCAATATTATATAACATAATTTGTCTATCTACATTCATGTCTTTAACTTCTGAGACTGTAGTTTCTCTTGTGTAAGCAATGTCACCTTTTTTAGGTGTAGCGTCTCTAACTAATAGATTTCCCATTTTTCTCATTTTGTTACTCATGGTTGAAGCCATGGCAGCATGAAAATCAAATTTTATCATTCTTGCAAAAGATTCAGGTGTTAAATCAGCGTCTCGTAAAATATTAAATTCAAACATTTTACCTCTGACATATTCATTTGCAGTATTTATATCTTCAAATGTTATTGAGTCAGTAGCTTCATTCCAGTTACATACTTTTTTTCCCATTATTTACATTTCCTTACTTCGACTGTTCCGTCTTTATTAACTTGCATAATTACTTCATCATCTCCGTTGTTTGTTCTGTTTAATGCTATTTCAAATCTACCGTCTTTTCTTTTAGTTGTAGCCAATGCCATGTCATAAGTTTCATTGTACACATCATCAAAAACTCTAGTTCCATCTGCTTTTACAGGATTAGGATTATCTGGTGTAACTAACGGTGTACCTCCTTTTGAAGGATTTGGATTTTTAGGGTCAGGTGGATTTAGTTTTGCATTTTGTTCATCTAATCCATCTTTATACATCTTAGTAAAACTATCTGATTTAACTCTTGGTTTTTTAATACCAAATAAACCACCTAAAAATGCACCAGTAAGTATACCGTGCATAACATCATCAACATCTAAGTCTGGTCTTTGAGAAGCTAGATAACCTTCAATAACTCCAAACGAAGCTCCACCGGCTATACCTCTTTTTAATATTCGACCAACTCTTCCCATTTTTTGTAAAAC